GTTTTTTTGATACAATGCAGACAAAGGATAAAAGGAGGTGACACAATGGCACATCGTAGCGGCGCAGGCCGTGGCGACCAGCGACGTTTCACGCAGACTGCAAAGCGGACGAAAAACATCAACGTCCGACCGAAGGTCAGCCGGGGCGGCATCCGGCTGTAATGTTCCACATGGAACAAAGAAGGAAGGTGACACAATGGACTTTAAGGAAACCATGAACACTCTGCTGAAAATTCTGGAGATGGTAGATAAAATCTATCATGCAGTCGTGAAGGACGCAGAGGACGCAGACAACGACGAAAGCGAGGAAAACAGTGCTAAATGAATACAGCCTATTTCATCAGGGCGCCCAACGAGTGAGCACACACTTCAGAATCAAAGAATTTGCACAAAAAGACGGCAGGTGTGACAAAATCCTCATCGACACAGAGCTGGTAAAAGTGCTGGAAGATGTAAGAGAACACTTTAACACACCTGTAATAATCACCAGTGGCTACAGGACACCGGAATACAACGCGAAAATCGGCGGTGTGAAAAACTCACAGCACACAAAAGGCACGGCGGCAGATATTCGAGTAAAAGGAGTTCCGGCGAGTAAGGTGCAACAGTACCTGAAAAATAAATACCAGAACAAATACGGCATCGGGAGCTACTGGACCTTTACACATATCGACACACGAGAAAAAAAGGCAAGGTGGAAAAAATGAAATACACGTTTTACAGTTTTCATGACAGCGTGACCAATGGCTACAGCAATCCGTTCCTTCAGCAGAACCGGGCGCAGGCAATCCGCACGGCAAAGTGGAAGGCAGACGAAGGCACGTTGCAGGAAATCGAAGACATCAGCCTCGTAGAGCTGGGCGAGTTCAACAGCGAAACCGGCGAGATGTACGGGGCAGAGCCGAAACAGCTGTGCAAACTGGTTGACCTGAAAAAGGAGTTTGGAAATGACAAATCCTAACGTAAAGTTCTTCGGGATGCCGACCGAGAGAGTGCCGAACAAGGCAGGCTCAGAAATGGCACCGACGTGGAAAGCAGTGAAGCGGGCGAACGGCACAACCGAGTACATCGAACAGCCGCCCGAGAACGTATACGAGAAAATCCAGCGGGCCGGTGAGGGCTACGACCTCGCAAGCGCAATCGCACGGCTGGAAGCTGGCGATATAAGCATCAAGGCAAAGAGCATGGTATACACCGAGGGGACGCCGTTGGAAAACCTGCCTAAGGACGTGGTAACAATGCACGAGAAAGCACAGGCGGCAGCGGAAACGCTGGAACAGCTGAAGAAGGAGCAGAAGACCGAACCGCCGAAGCAGGAGGAAAAAAAGGAAGAGGTGAACGACAATAAACCGGAACAGTGAATCGCACTTCGCGCAAGTACCGCGAATGCAGAGACCACGGTCTAAATTTGACCGAGGACACCAGCTGTTGACGACCATCAACGAAGGCGAGTTGGTGCCTATCTATATGGACGAAGTGCTCCCGGGTGATACCGCGAGAGTACAGCTGAACGGCCTTATCCGTATGAGTACGCCTATCTATCCCATCATGGATAACTGCTACATGGACACATACTTTTTCTTTGTACCGTCACGTCTCTTGTGGGAACACTTTGAAAATATGTTCGGCGAGAACAACACCGATTACTGGGCAGAAAAGACGGAGTATTCCACTCCAACCTGCACAATCGGCGGCACAAGCGGACTCGCAAACGGCAGTATTGGCGACTATTTCGGATTGCCGACCGAAGTGACCAACGCACTGAAGGTAAACGCACTCCCGGCGCGGGCCTATGCGATGATTTACAACGAGTGGTTTCGAGATGAAAACCTCGAAGCGCCGTTAATGCTGGGCTACAAAAAGTCGGATGACAGCGGCACGAACGCAGACGCCAGCAAAGAGACGTCAAGCGCAAACGCCATCGACAAGACGACCAACACCAACGAAGCAACGCTGTACGCGATGAAACCGGCAAGAGCTGGTAAGTTCCACGACTACTTCACATCCTGCCTACCTTCGCCGTTGAAAAATGCAGAGGAAATCAGCCTGCCGCTGGGCGGCCCTGCAAAAGTAAAGATGTACGACGACAGAAACTTAACCCAAGAGTTCAAACAAACAATAGAACTTATCAGTACCAATTACAGCAACCCGACGATGTACAACAGCGGAAACAACGGAGAAGACTACAAAAACAGTGTCACACTGGTATCTGGAAAAGATGAAAATGACGACACAAACTCAGCATCGGCATACCTGGGGGCAGACCTCAGCAGCGTAACCGCAATAACCATCAACGACCTGAGACAGGCCATCGCATTGCAACACATCTTCGAGGCCGATGCCAGAAATGGCACGCGCTACCGCGAGTTCCTTTCCGGCACATGGGGAGTGACAAGCCCGGACAGCCGCCTGCAAATCCCGGAGTACATCGGCGGGCAGAGAATCGCTATCAATGTCAATCAGGTCATCCAGACAAGCCAGACGGACGAACAGACCGGTCAGGCACTGGGCAACACGGCGGCATACAGTCTGACGACCTGTAGCAAACAGATGGTGGACTACGCGGCAACTGAGTACGGGTATATCATCGGTCTGGCAGTGGTACGAGTGGAGCACAGCTACCAGCAGGGACTCACAACCAAATGGACGCGAAAAGGAAGATTCACATACTACGACCCGCGGCTAGCGGCACTCGGAGAACAGCCGGTATATAACCGCGAAATCTTCGCACAGGGTACGGAAAAAGATGACGAAATCTTCGGGTATCAGGAGTGCTGGGCCGACTACAGGTACAAACCTTCCTATGTGACCGGCGAAATGCGTTCAAACTACAAAAAGTCTCTGGATGCATGGCACTATGCGGACGATTACGACACTCTGCCGACACTGTCGGCGGAGTGGATTCAGGAAGGACGCGAAAACATTGACCGCACGATTGCGGTAACAAGCGCAAAGGCGCACCAGTTCCTTTGTGACTTCTGGTACAACGAAACATGGTTCCGGGAAATGCCCATCTACAGCATTCCGGGAATCGAAAGAATTTAAGAAAGGAGAAAGCCGGGCAAAGTCCCGGCTATTTTTGAATGAGTCTTTTATCATGGATGCCTTTTGTGATGCAGGGACTTAGCCTGTTAAGCAATGTCATCACAAATTCAAACAGTTCCAGCGCAACGAAAACAGACAGAGGCGGACAAGAGTACAACGACGGAAACGAGACAACCACAGGCAGTCTGACGGCTCCGCAGCAAATCGGTTCTACGCAAATCGGAACGCCGACGGGCTTCGGAACGTACAGCAATCAGGGAAGCGTAACCAATGCGAACATGATGAGCTTTATGTCGTCGATGCTCAGTAACATCATGAACGCGGGAAGCCAAGCAAGCGCAAAAAAGTACAACAGCGCCGAAGCAGCGGCAGAGAGAGCCTTTGAAAAGGAAATGCGAGGCACAGCGTATCAAGACACCGTAAAAGACATGATAGCAGCCGGCATAAATCCAATTCTGGCGGCAAACAACGGAGCAACAGCAACACCGTCAGGAGCATCAGCAAGTATCGGAACACAGAGATATAACCAGCAGAGCGCACAAGCAGCGTCTGTCTCAGCAATGTACGAGTATGGCAACAACACGGCAGAGCTAGCAAACCGGTATTTAGAGCTGGCAAAGAAAGCCACGAGCGCGAAGCAATACCACTCGGCAAAGAGCTGGAAAGAAGCCGCAAGCAGCCTTGCACAGTCAAGCGCAAAACAAGTGGCAGACTATAGCTATATGGCCAACGAACTCGGAGACAAACTCCTAGACACAGGCAAAGAAATAGGCAACAACGTGAGAAAAACGGTTGACGAAGGAGCAAGAAAGTGGAGCGACCACCTGAAAAATGTTCCGCTGATGCCGAACACAAGCCCAATGAGAGGCTACACAGGCAATTAAACAAATTGTGGAAAACTTCAGTTTTCAACATTCTCCACAGAGTTTTCAACAGGAAAAACAACCATAGTTGAAGACAAAAACAAGTTTTCAACATTTAAACAAGTTTTCAACAAAACTTTCAACAGAAAAAGGGGCGATAATTATGCGTATCAACGCTATAATTTAGTGTTTTCAACAGTTTCCACGCTACTACTACTACGACTACAACAAGTTATATAATAAAGCAAGTAGAGCAAAACAAAACCCTTCCGCGCAGAGCTAAGGTTCCCCAGCACAGGGGAACCAAAAGAAGAGTATCAGAACAAAAAAGCTCTGTAGAAACAGGGGCCGCAAAACAAGTTTGCGGCCCCCTTGCGACGGCGCCCCCTAGCGCGGGGGCTGTCGCTGGGGAGACGAAGCTAAGGTAAACAGCATCTGCGCGCGCGCGCGTGAAACACGCACGCACACGCAACTTAGAGTGAAAGGAGGTGTCAACTGGCCCAAGATAGACAAGTAAGCTTGGGCCAGATAATATGCCATGTACAAATCCGAATGTTTTTCAGATGAACTTGAACAAGCCGCGAATGTGGGGAAGTTTAAGAAACCTAAAGAAGCAGGGCATGGAAATAACCATCATGGACGGCGTCAAAAAAGGAAGCCTCGCGTTATTACCTTGTGGGCAGTGTGAGTATTGCAGAAAACAAATGGCCGACCAGTGGGCAACGAGAATCGAGCTTGAAGCAAAAGACTGGGAAGACGTGATTTTTGTAACGATGACCTATGACGAAGAAAACGTACCTTATGGAGAAATCATAAAAGGCTACCAGAGTATACAATCTCAGACAGTAAGTAAAAGAGACGTACAGCTATTTCTAAAACGTCTAAGAAAGGCATACAAGAAGCCGATAAAGTACTTTATTGCGGGCGAATACGGAGACAGGACAAAGCGACCGCACTATCACGGAATTTTCTTTGGATTAAAGCCGGAGGATGGACAGTGGTACAAAAACCAGAAAGGCAACTCGTACTTCAAGAGCGAGTGGCTAACAAACCTCTGGGGAAAAGGCTTTGTAGACTTCTCACCAGCAGCACCGGGTTCATACGCGTATGTAGCGCAGTACGTCAACAAGAAAGCCATCGGCGCAGAGCAGAATGCAAAATACTGGATGCAAGGCAGAGAACCAGAGTTTAGAATCATGTCAAAAGGCATCGGGGAGAAGTACCTTAAAGAGCACATGAACGAAATACTTGAAACCGATAACATAACGTGCGCTGGAGGGCGGCAGAAAAAGCCACCGAGGTACTTTGACAAGCTACTCGATAAGGATACCAACCAAGACGCTGAAAGCTATTTCAAGGCCCATTCTGACGAGCTGAGAGAGGTAAGAGCCAAAAGAAGGAGAAACGCGGTGCTAAGTCTCGTAAACCTTGAGCAAAACACGAGTGTATTGTACTCGACATACCTCGAAATCCAGAAGGAGAAAGACAAGCAGAAACAAAAATGGCGTGAGCCAATAAAGGAACGGACCGGAATCTAGCCTAAACGTCGCGCCGTCCTCTCTTCGTCGGCTCACCAGAGCCGAACGGACGGCCATCAATGCAAGATTTATTTAAACTTTTTTCAAAAAAACATTGACTTTTTCAATGAAAAATGGTAGAATATAATCACAAAAAGGAAGGTGATAGAAATGGCAGAACAAAAGAAATACAAGTTCCTCGTCATCACAAAACATGATGACTGCACAAGCACATATGAAATCAGATGCTTAAAAACCAAAGAAGCAAGAGACTTTTGCAGTAAGCTTGCAAACTTGAGAGGCATCGATTCTGTAGAGCTGCACAGAATCGACAAAACGGAAATTTTCGCGTAAACAAAAGCAAACTCCCGGTTGACAGCCGGGAGTTTTTTTGATACAATGCAGACAAAGGATAAAAGGAGGTGACACAATGGCACATCGTAGCGGCGCAGGCCGTGGCGACCAGCGACGTTTCACGCAGACTGCAAAGCGGACGAAAAACAT